CGTCTGAGTTGATGTTTGTACGAAGTTGCTGACGAGCACCCTCGTACCATGTGTAAGCAGCTGGGTTGATAACAGCCATTGAGTAATCAGCTGTGCCGACTCCGCCAGAACCTTTCATATAGCGAGAGACGCGAAGGTCAAGACCTGCAACGCTTCCCTGAAGGCTAGTAGGTGAAAGTGCTCCACCTGCATTCTGTGGGTTTGCTGCGATGTAGATTGGACGTCCACCATCGTTGTAGCTCATGATGTTAGCCCATTGTTCTGGTGTAACTACCATGTTACGACCGAAGCCAAGTGAAGCTGCGTAAACCGCTGCTGCTGCGCTTGAGACGTACTTTAGCAAGCCATCAGCTGAATTAGCCTGTGGTGTTGCGTTAAGTGTTCCTGCGCCTTGAATGGCTGTAGTTACATGCTCTTCTGTGTCTTTTGCGTAAGCAAATTCCATTTGAACTAGAAGTTCGTCAAGGAATGCCGGTGTTGAGTTTGAAAGAAGTTCTAGAGTTGTGATTGCACGACCCTTGAATGACTTCTTTGTAACTGTGATATATGATGCTTCAAGTTGTGACTCTGTTACTGGGTCATTCTCGTCGATCTGATCAACTAGAGGAACTTCAGTAATCTTAGGCAACTCAAAGGTCTTTCCAAATTCTGGCATTGTGCCGCGTGAGATCGAATCGATCATTGGACGATCTGCGTTTGAAAGGAAGTTAAGTAGCTGTGTGCTTTGTGGTGTTGGGATAAATCCTGCACCTGTTGTCTGATCGTTGTCAGCAGCGCGTAGCCATTGACGAGAATCTTCATCACCAAAGACGTTAGCCTTCAATGTGTTTTCTAGATAGTTACGCTTTGTAACTTCGATTCGAGGTGTTGTGTACACCATCGCTTGTACAGTAGGGCGAGCAGCTTCTACAGCCGCAGCCTCTACTGGTGTTGCTTCGACTGTTGTGTCTTCCACGACTGTCTCGCTTTCTGTAGGTAGGTTTTCTTCTACGGTTTCGGCTGGCGCTTCTTCCGCTGCGATCTCTAATACTTGAGCAGACTTAAATGCTGGCTCAGTCACTAGAGAAACTTCTTTTAATTTAGCCGCTGTGACGACTGTGTGGCCATCGCGTGATGGCTTGGATGAGATGATCTCTGCACCGATTGATAGGCCAGATACCAAGCCTTCACTTGCCATTACTAGAGCATCAGTACCGGCACTTGAGCGAGACAACTTAAAGGTGGCGTAAATGCCATCTGCTTTAGTCTCACTAGCTGTCATTCGTCCGATTGGCTTCTTCATGTCGTGTTGGCTAAAGAGTTTGATTTTGCTAACGTCTTCGATCTCAATAGATCCAGACTCAAAGGTGTAAGCGCCAAGATTAGTCTTGCCAATCTCACCCGTGCCTAGCGGTACGATCTTTCCTGATATCTCGCGGCGGTCTTCGCTGCACTCGATAGAGGATGCTTCAATGTATAGCGTCTCCATTAGTTTTCACTTCCGTTAGGTGTTAAATCTTCCATTTCCATCGCTTGCTCTGTAGTAATAAGCCCTAGAGATAACATCTTTTCTAGTACTAGAAGTCTTTCCATAGGCTCAACGCGCAAGAAGGAAGAGTCAAGGTCGAACTTTACATAGTGTCCAGCCGTAGATATATCGTCCATGCTTAAACGTGTCTCGATTGCAGATATGTACGGTTGGAACGCTAGGGCCACCAGTTGCTTGCGCTCATCAAGGATGTTCGCGTATGTCATCGAAGTATTTTGATCGGCTGATAGATAATAACTTGGCACTCCGCAAAGGCGGCTAATCTCCGTTGCAAGATTTTGGATAGCCTCGTTGTACATCATATCTTTAGGGCTGAATCCTACTGTCTCATAATTTAGAGTCGAAGTAAGATATGCAGTTGAGCGATTCTGACGAGCATTCTTAAAGGCTGCAAGCAATCCTTGAACTTCCGCCGGTGGAAGGTCTGCGCCTGTATTTTTTAGATAACCAGTAGGCATTGGAGTTGCCGCCGCAATAGAAGCGGCCTTTTGTACATCGATCGCGGCTTGTATTGTACGAGATCCTGTATTTAAAATGCCTTCATTAAATGCTTGGAATGTGACGAGTGATCCAAGACCTGACATTGGGCGAGGAGATCCGTCAACATAGTATTGAGTTACGAAAGTGTTAGTGATGTCTAAATCAAAGGTAACTCGGGTGTTAGAGACCCAATCAAAGGATGCTCCGCGTCCGTCTTCCTGATAAGTCTCTACAATTTCAAGAAAAGCCTGTCCATAGAATAGAAGGCTGTCGCACAACCAGGAAAGTGTTACGAATTGAGGCTGTGACTTTGAAAGCTGATGAACCCATCGAGGAGCTGCAATTTCTTCGCCTGTGGACTTCTTCTTATACTCAAGCGGAATAGTTCCGACTGTGCAAATTAAATCGCGGCATCTTTTAAGGGCTGGGACGCTCATCGCATCGCGGCGAGAAATAACTGGGAAAGTGAAATTGTAAATCGCGTTAATGCTATCGCCCATAATCTGTGGCGCGACTTGAGCCTCTATCACTTTTGGCTTGCGATCAAATATACCCATAGACCGCAATTATACACTAGATATAGATTATTCTGTGTAGATAGCCGCTACCTGTTGTGGTTTCATCAACATCGATACAACCATTGCAAGCGAGATAGGTGCAGAGATATCTCCCGCGGACTTTCGCTTAACTATTCGCCAAGCCGCATCATTTACCTTAGCTGCGCAGTTATTCATCTGCTGGATTAAGTTAGCCTGGCCATTGTGTACCACGCGATGATTGACTAAGCCATCAAGCAAGTCTCCGCAAGCCTGATAGAACTGCTGGCCTGAGATATCCTGGATTATGCAGCCAGCATTTTGTAATCTTTCAGCGATCGATGCAGTTGCGTACTTGTCGTAGCAGATTTGGCGCGGCCGATACTGATCAGCCCATCCTTTTATATCTGCTGCGATTCTAAGATCATCGACTGAGACTGCTGACTCCCAAGTTTGCAAGATTCCGACCCCTATACGTCCATCGGGGAGTAATTGACCGGCAACTAGGGAAGCATTGCGCCTAGACGGTGATACATCAAATGCAAAGACTGTGTAACCGCCAGGTGGGATCTGTAACTTGCTATCGCTAGTCTCCTCAAGGATTCCGTGCGGCCAAGGGCTGCTTAGGGAGTCAATCCATTGGCAGAGCAATTCTGTCCTAGTATTTTCTATCGGAGAAGTTGCAACCGATTCCTCTAAGGTCTCTTTAGTCACGAGATAACCCAAAGCAGGGTTAGCCATCGCCCAGGCTTTAGGATCATCGATCTTGCAGTATTGGGGAGCGCTGTACTCGTAGAAGCCAAAAGACTTAGGCGGATTGTCTAAGGCACGTTCGCGCAGCTGGTTAAGTACTGCGCTAAAAGCATCGCCAGCATTAGAAGTTAAGAATGTGTGAGCGTTAGCCCTAGCGCGAGTTACCGGCATCGCTGCTCGGTATCCATCCTCTGACCATTCGCGGATTTCATCGAGGAATAGCGCATCTGCTGATCGACCGCGAGCGCCATCACGAGTAGCAGCTACTACATCGAGTCTGCGCCCATCTTTCATCTCGATTGACTCAGTTCCGTTGGCATATCTAATCTGTTTGACTAGCTGCATCAAATTCTCGTTACTTTCAAAGACTGAGGCTACCTGGCGAAAAGTATCGAGCGCCATCGAGCGATTGGATGAAGCAATGATGATATTGCGGCTATCCCACTTGATCAAGTGAGCCAGGATCAGCATACGAGTCAGATGAGTCTTGCCATTCTGCCTAGCGACTAAGATCAGGTTGGTCTTACGTATCCAGTTTCCCTTAGCGTCGATTCTGAGCATATCTCGCAGCACGAACTCCTGCCAAGGCAATAATGGCAGCTCAATTAGGTTAGCGAGTTCGATTACGTCATCGACTTTAGATTTGCCCTTGAGATAAGGACTGTGAAGCCTAGGCTCGGTTGCCCCTCGTAGCGGTTGGGATCTCTTGGCTGCCATCGGGTTAATCCTGGACTGGTTTGGCTGTGAATGGACTGTCTTGGTGAACTTTGGACTGCATCGGAGAGAGGAAGGAAGA